GTTTATTCTATTCCTTTATGATTAACCTATGCAATGGGCTTTTTTGGAGCCTTGTACATCGGTTTTTTGTCAAGAAATAGTTGAATAACTGAGTGTGTTTCCCGTAATCTAATCTTCCGCTTACTTAGGTAAGTTTTTGACAAACCTTCGTTCGCAGGGTTAGGTAATGAAAGAATATCACGTATATCGGTGATAGGGCCGTTAGCAAAGCTATCAGCCTCACTACCTACATACGTAGTATTAATTCTATTTATAAGTAATTTAAGTCGCTTTTTATTAGCTTCTCTAAAATATTCATAAATAGGATACTTTCCCTGAAGTTTAGACTCGACATAATATTTAGGATCCATGGATTCCATGACCTTCATATTAACCCTACTATTGCACAGTTCTAAAAAGAACCGTTCAAAATCTCTCAAGATCATCATCTTGGGTAGATCTGCCCGCCACATGTTCCTTACCCCTTGAATGGGGGGGATCCGTGGAAGTATTGGGAAGTTTTCCAATATCGGACAAGACAGTAAGGTATGGGCATCTTGATCATCCTTAAAGTTACTAATTAAAAAAAGTTCTTTAAGAATTTCTTGATACTCAGAGTCTGAAAAACCACCTTGATCTGTATGGTGGAATTTCTCGGAAAACACCCTAATAAACTCTAGGTAACCTATTATGGTACCTGTTGAATTTATAAGGATGTCGGGAGGAATAGGTGAAATTTCGCCTCCGTTTATAAAAAAACGTTTGGCAATTTCTCCAAGGTTATTATCTTTACTAGAGTGTATGGTTTTATCGATAGATATTTCCATACCCAATGTATCGAGTATTTCCTTGTAAACCTCCCCGCCGTTTTTCGAAGCAATGACAACGTCATCGCCGATTATACCATAAAAGGACTTGTCCTTCTTGGCATAATTGACTATGGCGTGGTGAGTTATTGCCATGGCAGCCCATGAACTTAAAAAACCCATAGGCTGGCCTACAGCATACCTCACAGTAGTCTCCCTTGATTGATAGTCCCTATCGACCAAAAGATTTCTCCAAAGTGATACCAATTTATCTCCAAGAAGAGGTCTTAAAACCTCGACTTGAAGGTCAATTGGCATTCGATCCGTTGCGGCTTTCAGGTCGTAACAGATAAGTCCACCATGTCTTGAATATTTCCTTACGCGCTTAGCTAGCTTTGCGTGTGAGAAAGTACCATCGCATGGTAACTTTTTCAAAACTACTTGATAAAGGTAGTCATGGATAGGTTTTAGGACACTTTGGCTCCATATATCTGGTATGCAAATTACCCGTGTCTTCCCACCTCCTTCTTGAAGGAAGTGAAGTCGACCAGTAATAAGCTGCTTTATATATGAAGTTGGAAACAAAGAAATTGAATCACGAAACATTTGAGCCCACGTCTTAAAAGCTTTATTAGTGAAAACTAATCTAGCAATTTCGAATTGGGTCTTGAATATTCGCGATTTAAAACTACTCATTGCGTCCAGTAAACTTGTAACCCCCATTGCGTTTGGGCCATTGGCCCCCGCTTTAGGAGTTGCGAAAACTGGATCTTCGGACAATGATTGAAAGGGCTTAATGGACCTCTCTTTAAGCATTAGCTTAAAATGGTTTGAAATCTCCAAAATCAATGTGCGATATTCTTCAGTTTGAGACATAGGATTCCGTTGGACGATGGTAGAAACACCAAAGTCAATAGGACCCATTAATGTTTTGTAGCAACTACAAACCGTTAACAGGCCCTGTCGAAACCG